GTGAAGAGCGAGACGTGGAAGTATATGGAGAAAGGCGCTCGCATCGAATGCAAACACCAAGAAGGATCTCCATGAGGAGTTATACTTGAACATCATATAAAAGAATAAGACAAAATATCCCACGATGAACGCGAGAAATACTCCAATGTCAAACCCTAATTGTTCCCACACATTGAACGCACAGGAGGTGGTATAAAAAGTGCAAGGACCTTGGTTCCTGATCACACTAGTCATCTCCGGGTGGTAATATGTGGGCATGTAGTCACACACTGCTGACTGCTCGAATGTCTTTCCACGTTTTTCCATGTCGGCGTAGAATGCCGCAGAATCGCTCTTAAATTTTTCAACAAAGAACTCAAATGGAATTTTGGTGTACTTGATATCGTACTTGTCGCACAGTGCGTGCAATCGATTCATCTCTTCATCGTACTTCTTGCGTCCGTGCCACGCCCACTCGTAAGTGGCTGACATCACGCACGAAGCCAATGTTTCTGCTGGCGAGTCGACACTCGACAACCGGTTCCAACAGAGAGATTTGTAAATCGACATAGGCTCAAGTGGCGCTACATGTTTCCCGAAATCACTATTAAAGACGAACTTCCGCTTCAGAAACGAAACTTCATCTTGAGTGATATAGGGACGTGATTCCGAAGTCTTATCAGCCATGGTGACTGTGACCCCGAATTTTGCCATTGCATCCTTGATCGCCGTGTGATTGTACCACTCGCATCCTTCCGAAACGGATTTGAAAGAATCATCACCGTAGGTGGCTAACGCGACGTCAAAATCGAATCCGAGAGCAATATCCAACAATTTGTCGAATTCCATCTCTTCATCGAATTTGGGATGCAAAATGATGTAAGCGTACCTCATATACAACTCATTCACGATACTGTTGATGATGACTGTCCATGCATGTCCTGATGGGTTCTTCCCACACAACTGCATCAACGTACCGCAAAAATTGACCATGTAATACATGAGGTCGTACGACATACATTTGAAGTATTTCTTGTGCTGCTCTGTCGCTCCTGATTTATCCATAAAAGCTAGCACAACTCGAAACGCTTCTTTCATACACTTGGTCATGAACGATGAGTCAAAACCAGTGAAGTCGATGGCCACCCACTTGGAGAAACCCTTGCGCTTGAGGCGAGCAAGAAGCTCACTCCATTGAGCCGTTTGCGCTTCAAGACCAACACACAAATTGAAGATGTCTGGGTTCAACTGCATAATACGCGTCATAGCTAGTGTTAGCTGACGCATGACAATTGTGAATCCAAACTGACCTCCATTGATGCCCCGTGTGTTCTCATCTAATACCTTTTGAATGGGACGCATCTCATCCTTCTTGGCATATTGGAAAACTGTGCAACTAGTGTTGTTCTTGGCGTACTCATCCAGAATGTGTTCCACATCTGACATGATCTCGTCCGTAACACGGACTCGATGCTCGTCATCATCTGTGGGATCTGGGATCAAGAAAGCCTTTTTTGAAGTACAATATGGCC